TAGATGATATATCTGACCTAATTCATTACATTTAGGACATTTAATTGTAGCTCCAGAGTATCTTTTACATCTGGAGTAACGTGTTACGGGTACAAATTCAATCATTTTTTAATTCCTCTAATAATGCATCTAATTCTTCTGCACATTCTCCACATCTCCAACCTTCATATTCATCTGTATAAACTGCATATCTATTAAAACCTCTACCACTTCCAAGATGGCAAGGTTTACCACAATCTACACAAATTCCAGAATCAAATAAATTTTTCATTTTTTTATGTCTATATAAGGTGTTTTAGTTTCATATAGATCTTTATTATGATCCCACCAAGTATCGATAATATATTTATCATCAGAGAAAAAATATCCTCTATCTGATTCTCTACATTCTTCAATATAAAACTCTATAAAAGG